CCTAATATTAGGCGAAGATGTAGCGAGCAAATTTAATGCTGCTTATCTGGCCGAAATGTATATGGAAACTACCGAGGGTTTTGCTGGTCAACAAGAAATCATAAACAAATTTGGATTAGAAATTAGAGAAGACACCACATTTATGGTGTCTAAAAGAAGATGGTTGGATTTAGTTGATGACCCTGCTACTATGATTGTGTCAGGCAGACCAAATGAAGGCGATATAATTTATATGCCTTTAATGAATAGTTTTTTTGAAATACAATTTGTTGAAGACCAAGAGCCATTTTTCCAATTAGGCCAATTACCAGTTTATAAATTAAGATGTACTAGATTTGAATATTCAAGTGAAAGACTTGACACAGGTGTTTCAGATATTGACGCTGCTGAAGATAAGTATTCATTAGATCAACTTGCTCATCAAATGAGTTTAGAAAATGAAGATGGTGCTTTATTGTTAGAGGCAGATGGTCCTGATAGTTCATCTAACTATCTATTAATGGAAACTTATAACTTACAAACTCAATCGCCTTATGCTGATAATAATGATTTAGATACAGCGGCTGGCTTTGATACCTCATCAACAGCAGATGACATATTAGATTTTACTGAACGTAACCCATTTGGAGAGGTTGACTTTTAATGTTTGGACAATATTTTTATAACGAAAGTATGAGAAGAATGACCATAGGTTTTGGTCAAATCTTTAACAACATACAGATAAAAAGAAAAGATGATACAGGAAAAGTTATACAAACTATTCGTGTGCCTTTAGCATATGGTCCTAAAGAAAAATTTTTAGTAAGACTAGATCAACAATCAAGTTTAAATAATAGAGAGTTTGCTATTACTTTACCTCGTATGGGTTTTGAAATTAATGGTATTGCTTATGACCCTACAAGAAAACTTACAAGAATACAAAAATTTAAATCTGTAAAATCAGATGTTGATGGTAAAGTAATGTATCATAATTATACACCTGTTCCTTATAACATATCTTACAATCTATATTCATTTACAGCTAGTGCTGAAGCAGGCTTACAAATTATAGAACAAATATTACCTTTCTTTCAACCAGACTTTACTGTAACTGTAAATGCTATTCCTAGTATGAATATAAAAAGAGATGTACCAATTGTGTTAAATACAGTAAATTATGAAGACACTTATTCTGGTGACTTTACTACAAGAAGAGCAGTAATTTACACACTTAATTTTACAGCTAAAACATACTTATTTGGACCAGCGAGTCAACAAAAAGTTGTTAAAACTGTACAAACAGATCAATATTCTGACACAGATACGGTTAACAAAGCAAGAGAAAGTCGTATTATAGTTGTACCTAATCCAACAACTTCTAAAGCTGATGATGACTTTGGATTTACAACAACCATTGATTTTTTTGAAGATAGTAAAAAGTATAACGTATCAACAGATAAAGACGAATAAATAGTATAAATAATAAGAGAGAACAAGAATTATGGCTATCAATAAAATAACTGGAAAATCAATTAAAGATGTAGATATATCAGCTAGTGATTTAGCACCAGGCACTATCACAGACGCTAAAATAGCAACAGGTACAATTACCAATGCTAAATTAGCAAACTCAAATATTACAATCAATGGAACAGCGATTAATTTAGGTGCTAGTGGCGAAATAGTTGCTGGTACAGATTGGCAAGCTGTGACCGTGGCCGACGGTTCTACAACTTTAACAGCAGAAGCTGGTAAAGGTTATTTTTTAGATACAAACGCTGGTGTAATAGAGGTATTTTTACCTACTTCACCAAGTAGAGGTGACACGATAGTTTTAGTTGACTATGCTGGTCATTTTGCTTTAAATAACTGTATTGTAAATACAGGTACAGTAAATTTAGATAGTACAACTACAAGACAATACAAAATTAATACTAATGATATAATAGCTGAATTGGTTTACGTTGACGCTGCCAAAGGTTGGATTACAAAAATGAATCAAGCGGCTGGCACGACACCAGGTTCGGCGTTTAATGATCAAGGTGGTTATGATACTCTTCCTCCAGAGATACAGGCTACAGGCGGTACAGTAACAACAACAGGTGATTATAAAATTCATACATTTACAGGTGACGGTAATTTTGTCGTATCGAAAGTTTCGACTACGCCTGCCAACAACACAGTTTCTTATATGGTTATTGCTGGTGGCGGTGGTTCAGGAAGTTCTGGTGGTAATTCTGCTGGAGGTGGTGGTGCCGGTGGGTATAGAGAAGGAAGAAATCAACCAGTTGATAATTATACAGCTTCGCCTTTAGTTGCTAACTCTCCTACAAATGCTATTACAGTTTCAGCAGGTACATATCCAATTACAGTAGGTGCTGGAGGAACAGGTGCTCCAGGTTCACCAGGAGATTCACCCGAAACTCCTGGAACAGCAGGATCAAATTCAGTTTTTAGTACAATCACATCTGCTGGCGGAGGTTTTGGAGCAGGTCCAGCAGCTCCAGGTGCTGGCGGTAACGGCGGTTCAGGCGGAGGTGCTGGTGGCGGTGGTACAGGTAGAGCAGGTGGTGGCGGAAATACTCCTCCAGTTAGTCCAGCTCAAGGAGCAGATGGCGGAGATAGTCCTCCTCCAGGTGGAAATGATACACAAGGTGGCGGAGGCGGTGGCGCTGGTCAATCAGGTCAAAATGCTGCTGCTACTGTATCAGGTAATGGTGGTAACGGAGTATCGTCACAAATTTCAGGTAGTGCCGTAACTAGAGCTGGTGGTGGTGTCGGAGGTTCTTACACTCCTGCCGGTCATAGCATAGGTACTGCTGGTTCAGGTGGTGGTGGAGGATCAACTGCTAATGACAGAGGTACTGATGGAACAGCAAACACAGGTGGTGGTGCCGGCGGTCCAAGTAGTAATGCTACTGTAACAGGAGCATCAGGTGGTAAAGGTCTTGTTGTTATTAGATACAAATATCAGTAATTTATAAACACCTATATATTACTACTATATTATATGTTATATGATGAATGAAACGTTTATAAAAGAATATAAAATTGATGATAAGACAATTTGTGATAATCTCATAAATTACTTCAAAGAAAATAATCAATACAAATTACCTGGTCGCACAGATGATAAAGTATCATCTAATTCTAAAAAATCAACAGATTTATATGTCTATAATGAATCACAAGATTTAAGAGTTAAAAATTATTTAAATAATATAAGTAAATTTTTATTAGAGTATTTAAATCATTATGAATTAGACGCTGTTGCTCTTACTAAAGAACCCTTTAATATTCAACATTACAAACCAGGAGAGGGTTTTTATAGTTGGCATTGTGAAAGATGGAATAATCATAATTTAAAAACTCAAAGAGCTTTTGTTTTTATGACTTATCTAAATGATGTAAAGAATGGTGGTACAGAGTTTAAATATCAAAAAAAGAAATTTCAAGCAAAAAAAGGTTTTACTTTAATATGGCCTACTGATTTTACACATACACATAGAGGCATTATATCTAAAACACAAGAAAAATATATTGCTACAGGTTGGTTTCATTTTGCTACAAAAGATGAAATAGAACACTTAATTTAGAAACGGATATATAGAAGTATGAACCTAAAAAACTACTATTACTATTTTCAATCAGCTTTGTCACCTAAACTTTGCCAAGACATCATAGATTACGGTAAACAACATCAACCACAAATGGCCGTTACAGGTGGTGTTGATAGAGGTGATGGCAACCACAAGGCTGATGGTTCGTTAAAAAAATCAGTAATCAATAACATACAAAAGAAAAGAAAATCTGATATTGTTTGGATGAATGATAGATGGATTTACAAAGAAATACACCCATACATACACGAAGCAAATGCTAAAGCAGGTTGGAATTTTGATTGGGATTGGTCAGAGTCTTGCCAATTTACAAAATATGGTGTAGGCCAATATTATGGCTGGCATTGTGATAGTTGGGAAGTTCCTTACAAAAGAGATAAATTAGAAGACGGCACGTACCCAATAGATCACGGAAAAATTAGAAAGTTATCAGTCACTATTAGTTTAAATGATCCAGACGAGTATGATGGTGGTAATTTAGAATTTGATTTTAGAAATCAAGTAGATTGGGAAAGAAATAAAAAGAAAGCTATTAAAAGTTGTGAAGAAATTAGACCACGTGGTTCGATAATTGTTTTTCCAAGTTTTGTGTGGCATAGAGTAGCACCAGTTACAAGAGGTACAAGATACTCTCTAGTGGTTTGGAACCTGGGGTACCCTTTTAAATAAAGGATACATAATAGTGAATTAGGAGAATATAAAATGGCAGTAACAACAGAGAAAAAAGAAATAATGAAAACAGATTGGTACTTTAATACACCAGTTTATTTAATTGAAAAACCAGAATGGTTACCATCAGCAATCAAAGCCACAGACAAATATATAAAAGAGTCTGAAAAAAGAGAACAATCAAAATTAAAAGAAAGAAAAAAGTTTTTAGGTAATAAAGATTATTTAAAAGTAAAAGATCACGGATTAAGTTATCATTCAACACCGCTAAATGGTGATCCTGGTTTAAAAGAATTAGAATCATATATTGGTGCTACATCTTGGAATTTATTAGATGAGTGGGGTTATGATATGTCAAAATACACAATGTTTTTTACAGAATTTTGGGTACAAGAATTTGCTAAGGCTGGTGGCGGCCATCACAGCACACACGTTCATTGGGATAACCATATATCAGGATTTTACTTTTTAAAGTGTAATGATAAAACATCTTATCCTATTTTCCACGATCCAAGAGCAGGTGCTATGATGACAAAGTTACCTCAAAAAGATAATAGTAAAGTTGGCCCAATGTCAGATTCAGTACATTACAGACCAAAACCAGGAACATTAATTTTTTTCCCTGGTTATGTACCACACGAATTTGCTGTAGATATGGGAATTGAGCCATTTAGATTTATTCACTTTAATTTACAAGCGGTAAGAAATATTATTGTTAATTCAACAAAAGGTAAAAATTAATGAAAGCGACATTTAAAAAAAATCATTTTTTTGTAATTAAAGAAGCTATTAGTAAAGAGTTAGCAGGGTTCATTTATAATTATTTTTTGATAAAAAGACAAGTGGCAAGGACAATGTTTGACACTCGTTATATCTCACCATTTACGACAGAGTGGGGAGTGTGGAATGATAAACAAGTACCAGAAACATATTCACATTATGCTGATACTGTAATGGAAACTTTATTACTAGCTGTTCAACCTAAAATGGAAAAAATTACTGGACTAAAATTAAACCCTACTTATTCATATGCTCGTATCTATAAAATGGGTGATGTGTTGGAAAGACATAAAGATAGATTTAGTTGTGAGATTTCAACGACAATGAATTTAGGTGGTGATGAATGGCCAATTTATTTAGAGGCAAAGAAAAATGTTGGAGAACCTAAAGATGGTTTTCCTGATAAAACAGATAATAAAGGCACAAAGGTAATTTTAAATCCAGGTGATATGTTAGTTTATAAAGGTATGATACTTGAACATTGGCGTGAGACATTTATAGGAAAAGATTGTGCTCAGGTGTTTTTACATTATAATGATGTTAAATCAAAAGACGCTGATAAAAATTTATTTGATGGCCGACCACATTTAGGTTTACCTGCTTATTTCAAAGGTTTTAAACTTTAATTTAATAAATAGCTTTATGAGTAAACTAGAAGAAAAAGTCAACGAAATACTTGGTATTGAAAAAGAAATAGAAAAGGTAGATAAAGAATTTAAACCTTTAGTACCTCGTAAAGAAGACAAACAAAAAGAAGACGTTGATAACGATTACAAGTATAGTAGAGAAAATTACTATAATTTAATTGAAAGAGGCCAAGAAGCTATACAAGGTATATTAGATGTAGCAAAAGAAGGCCAACATCCTAGAGCATATGAAGTAGCATTAGCAGGCATAAAAAATGTTGCTGATACCGTAGATAAATTACAAGATTTACAAGCCAAGTTAAAAGAATTAAAACAACTACCAAAAACATCTAACGCTAATATTAAAAATGCCTTGTTTGTAGGGTCAACTGCTGAATTACAAAAAATGTTGAATAGAAAAAAAGAAGATGAAAGTATTAAAAGCAAAAACATCACACCCGAAAAAACAGATATTTCCGATTAGTGAATTAAACTACAATCTTTACTACGAAAAAAACAATTCTCAATTAGTCAATGGCGCTGAAGATATTTTAAGTGGTGCTGATATGATTGACCCTATACAAGTAAAAAAATATACACCATCTAAATCTCCTAGATATGGAGCAAATGGTAAGTTATATAGAGAAAGAGTATATGGTGTTTGGAAAGGTAATCAAAGAGTAACTGCTGCTGTTAAATTAGGATATACACATATTGAAGGTATTATATTAGATGAAAAAACATAATTTTCCAGATAATAGTTTTATAGGTGGTTGGTATATACCTAAAAAAATTTGTGATAATATAATAAAATATTTTAATACTCATAAAAACGATAAAGCTGAAGAAGGCCGTTTAAATGATAAAGTATATGATATTACAGCAAAAGATAGTTTAGATATGAGCGTAGGTCCAAAAAATAGAGAAGAACCTTTTTTTTCGTATAGACACGCACTACAAAAATGTTTAAATAATTATTTAAAAAAATATAAATGGGCTAACAATTTGGATCGTTTTAGAATTAATATGGGTTATAATATTCAGTATTATAAACCTCACGGTGGTTTTAAAAATTGGCATTTTGAAAGAACAAATATATCCTCATCAAAAAGATGTTTAGTTTTTATGACTTATCTTAATGATGTGGAAGACGGTGGCACAGAGTTTTATTATCAAAAGATTACAACTCCAGCTAAAAAGGGTTTAACTGTAATATGGCCTACTGAATGGACACATACTCATAAAGGTCAAATTAGTAGATTAAAGGAAAAATATATAGTAACAGGATGGTATACATTTAATGACTGACGCATATCTAGGTAATCCTAATTTAAAAAAAGTTAACACATCTGTTGAGTTTACCAAAGAACAAATTTTAGAATATCAAAAGTGTGCTAACGATCCATTATATTTTATGGAAAAGTATATTAAAATTGTTTCTTTAGATGAGGGTCTTATACATTTTAAGATGTACGACTTTCAAAAAAAGATAGTTGAAACTATACACAACAATAGATTTACAATATGTAAACTACCAAGGCAATCAGGTAAATCAACAACGACCATTTCGTATCTATTACACTATGCCTTATTTAATCCTAATTCAAATATTGCTTTACTTGCCAATAAATCATCTACTGCTAGAGATATATTAAGTAGATTACAATTAGCATATGAAAATTTACCAAAGTGGTTACAACAAGGTGTTATAAACTGGAATAAAGGTAATATAGAATTAGAAAACAAATCAACTATTGTAGCAGCTGCCACGTCATCAAGTGCTATCCGAGGTGGTTCATATAATATTATATTTTTAGATGAGTTTGCTTTCGTACCTACAAACATAGCAGAAATGTTTTTTAGTTCAGTATATCCTACAATCTCTGCTGGTCAAAAAACAAAAATGATTATTGTATCTACACCTTATGGTATGAATCAGTTTTATAAATTATGGGTTGACGCTGAAAATAAAAGAAATGATTATATACCAATCGAAGTTCATTGGTCAGAGGTTCCAGGTAGAGATGAAAACTGGAAAGAACAAACAATAAGAAACACAAGTGAAGAACAATTCCAACAAGAGTTTGAGTGTGAGTTTTTAGGTTCTGTTAATACCCTTATTAGTCCAGCAAAAATTAAAACAATGGCATATAGCAACCCTATGAAAACATCTGGTAGTATTGAAATGTATGAGGCACCTAAAAAAGATCATACTTATGTTGCTACAGTTGATGTGTCCAGAGGTGTTGATAAAGATTACTCAGCCTTTGTTATTTTTGATGTAACTAAAATGCCATTTAAGGTTGTGGCCATTTATAAAAACAATGAAGTAAAACCTTTTGTCTTTCCTAATATTATAGATCAAGTATGTAAAGGTTATAATCACGCTCATATATTGACCGAAGTAAATGATATAGGTCAACAGATTGCTGAAGCTTTACAATATGAAATAGAATATGATAATATATTAATGACTACTCAAAAAGGTAGAGCTGGCCAAGTTTTAGGTGCTATGTTTAGTGGTAGAGGTTCATCTATGGGTGTTCGTATGACTAAACAGATAAAAAGAATTGGTTGTGCTAATATAAAGACTTTAGTTGAGGGTGATAAGTTAATTATTAACTCATTTAAGATTATAGAAGAAATGTCAACCTTTGCTAAAAGAGGTCAAAGTTGGCAGGCCGAAGATGGGGCAAATGACGATTTAATGATGTGTTTGGTTATGTTTGGTTGGTTATCTAATCAACCTTATTTTAAAGAATTGACTAATACAAATGCTAGACTTAAAATGTATCAGGAACAACAGAATTTAATAGAACAAGATATAGCGCCTTTTGGTTTTTTAGATGACGGTATCAATGAACACGAAGAAACGACAGTTGATGAATATGGTGACGTGTGGCACCCCGTAATAAGAAAAGGTATGTAATTTAAGGTTATTATAAATATCTACAAGATGACATTTGACTATGGGCGTATGAATAATACGAATTTTGAATACTATAAACAAGATAAATTAGCTAATTAAGAGGAGAATAAACCTATGGCATTTCAAGTATCACCAGGTGTTCTCGTACAAGAAAGAGATTTAACTAGAATTATACCGGCAGTATCAACATCAATTGGTGCTTTTGCTGGTGAATTTAGAAAAGGACCTTTAGATCAGGTTGTTTCTATATCTAGTGAAGCTGAATTAGTTGACACGTTTGGAAAACCTGACTCAAATAACTTTGAGCATTTTTTCAGCGCTGCCAACTTCTTAGCTTACTCTAACTCGTTAAGAGTAGTACGAGCTACCCAAACATCACACGCTAATGCTAACGACTCCGGCTCTAGTTTCTTAATCAAAAATATTGATGATTATGACACTAACTATGCTGGTGGAGAAATCTTTGGCGGTGCTAACTATGTTGCTAGAACAGCAGGAGCTCACGGTAATAACTTACTAGTCTCTGTTTGTCCTAGTGCTACGGCTTACTCACAAGAATTAGCCTCAGGAAACTCGGTAGCCTCAGCAGGCGCTGTTGGCGACACAACCGTTACGGTTGATGACGTTGATTTAGCAGATAATGTAATTAATGTTGGAGATATAATCCAATTTAGTACAACTGCTGTAACTACTGATTTTGATGATGGCGAATTATACAGAGTAACAGCTGTAAATACAAGTACAAATGTTGTAACTTTTGTACAACATCCAAGAGGTTCAGGCGGTCTAAAACGAATAGTAGCAGACAATAGCAGAATCAAAAGAAGATGGAGATATGCTGACGCCGTTGATGGCGGAGCTCCAGGAACATCAGCTTATGTGTCTGACAGATCAGGCTCAGGAGATGAAATACACGTTGTAGTCGTTGACGAAGACGGTGGTATTACAGGCGTTCCAGGACAAGTAATTGAAACATTTTCTAAATTATCAAAAGCGGCTGACGCTTTAACACCACAAGGAGATATAAACTACTTACCAACGGTAATTAGAAATAAATCTCAACACATTTATTGGGTTGACTGGCCAACGGCTGGTACTAACTGGGGTTCAAACGCAGCTTCAACAACATTTACAGCAGTTGACACACCAACTTTATCATCACTTTCGGGTGGTGCTGACGGTTCAACAGTTTCAGACGGACAACTTCAGGACGCTTATGAGAAGTTTAGTGACGCTGATACAGTTGATGTTGGTTTAATCATTGCTGGTCCAAGTGGTTCAACAGCACACGTTGACAATCTTATTACTATTGCGGAAAATAGAAAAGATTGTGTCGTGTTTGCTTCACCACAAAGATCAGACGTTGTAGGTGTAACTAACTCAAATACACAAACTAATAATGTAATTGACTTCTTTGACAACATTAGATCATCTTCATACGTAGTTTTTGACTCAGGTTATAAACAAATGTATGACAGATTTAATGATGTTTACAGATTTGTGCCATTAAATGGTGACACAGCAGGTTTAGCTGCTCGTACAGACCTTATAGCAGACAGCTGGTTTTCTCCAGCAGGTTTGAATAGAGGTGTTGTAAGAGGCGCTGTAAAACTTGCTTACAATCCATCTAAAACACAAAGAGATGACTTATATCAAGCTAGAGTAAATCCTGTGGCAACTTTCCCAGGACAAGGTACGGTATTATTCGGTGACAAAACTGGATTATCTTCGCCTTCAGCGTTTGATAGAATCAATGTAAGAAGATTGTTTATTACACTAGAGAAAGCAATATCAACAGCTGCTAAGTTCCAATTGTTTGAATTTAATGATGAGTTTACTAGAGCAAACTTTAGAAACATCATTGAACCATTCTTACGAGAGGTACAAGGTAGACGAGGTATTACTGACTTTTTAGTAGTATGTGATGACACTAACAATACAGGTGATGTAATTGATAGAAATGAATTTATAGCGGAAATCTTTGTGAAGCCTGCTAGAAGTATCAACTTTATCACATTATCATTTGTAGCAACCAGAACAGGAGTGGCCTTTGAAGAGGTCGCTGGCTAATAGTAGAGGAGAATAAAATATGCCAAATATTAACGACTTCAAAGCTAAACTTGCTGGCGGCGGCGCAAGAGCCAATCAGTTTAAGGTAACAATGCCTTTTCCTGGTTACGCACAAGTTGGTGGCGAAATAGAAGACTTAGCATTTTTATGTAGGTCTACAACTATTCCAGCTATGTCAGTTCCGTCTTTTAACGTTCCGTTTAGAGGCAGATCAATTAAAATAGCAGGTGATAGAACAATCGGCGACTGGTCAGTTACAGTTTATAACGATACAAATTTCAAATTAAGAAACGCATTTGAAAGATGGCAAAACGGTATAAACAATATGACAGACAACGAGGGTTTAACTAATCCTGTTGACTATCAAGTTGACGCTTTTGTAGATCATTTAGATAGAAATGGTAATACAGTAAAATCTTATACATTAAGAGGGTTATTTCCTACGGATATAGCCGCTATTGATTTGACGTATGATGAACAAACAGCAATTGAAGAATTTTCAGTTACTTTTGCTTATCAATACTTTGAAAGCAATACAACTACTTAATATTAAAAGAATAGAGGTGGCCTGGTCTCCAGGCCGCTTCCTAAAACTATTATAAGTAGTAGTAGATAAAACAAAGGAAAATATAATATGGCTGAATTATTTGGATTTAGTATTACAAGGGCTAAGAAACAAGCCGATCCTAAACAAAGCTTTACAACAACTCAAGCAGATGATGGCACACAAACTATCGCTGCTGGTGGTTACTTTGGTCAGTACCTTGATATGGAGGGTACGGCAAAGAGTGAGGCGGATTTAATACGAAGATATAGAGAAATAGCTTTACACCCCGAGTGTGATATGGCAATTGAAGATATTGTCAACGAAGCTGTTGTCGCTAATGAAATGAAAGACGCTGTAAGAGTAAATGTAGAAAATTTACCTTATGGTAAAGAAGTAAGAAGAAAAATAGAAGACGAATTTCAATCAGTATTAAAGTTATTAAATTTTAATACAAAAGGCCACGACATTTTTAGAAGATGGTACGTAGATGGCCGTATTTACTATCATAAGATTATTGATAGAAACGCACCTGTAAAAGGTATTACAGAATTAAAATATATTGATCCTCGTAAAGTTAAAAAGATTAGAGAGATCAGAAAAAAAAGACCAGACGGCCCTACGCCACACGGTCTTGCTGTTGTAGATGAATATGTTGAATATTATCTTTACAATGAAAAAGGTGTATCTGGTACGACAACTGGTACAGGTATAAAAATATCACCTGATACAATATCATTTTGTCCGTCAGGCCTTATAGATCAGAATAAAAATATAGTTTTATCATACTTACACAAAGCAATCAAGCCTGTCAATCAATTAAGAATGATTGAAGACGCTACTGTTATATACAGAATTGCTAGAGCACCTGAAAGAAGAATATTTAAGATTGATGTAGGTAATTTACCTAAAGCAAAAGCTGAACAATATTTAAGAGATGTTATGGCAAGATATAGAAATAAACTTGTTTATGACGCCTCAACAGGAGAAATCAGAGATGACAGAAACTATATGTCAATGTTGGAAGATTTTTGGTTACCGAGTAGAGAAGGCGGAAGAGGTACTGATATTACTACTTTGCCTGGCGGTCAAAATCTAGGAGAAATTAACGATATAGAATACTTTAGAAGTAAACTTTACAGATCATTAAACGTACCAGCAAGTAGATTAGAAAGCTCTCAAGGATTTAATCTAGGTAGAGCTTCAGAGATAACAAGAGACGAGTTAAAATTTACTAAATTTGTTCAAAGATTAAGAAAGAAATTTACTGAATTGTTTAACGACTTGTTAAGAACACAATTAATACTAAAAGGTATTATAAATGAAGATGATTGGTTTGGTGTAAGAGACTCACTAAATTATGACTTCATACAAGACGGTCATTTTTCTGAATTAAAAAATACAGAGATGGCTAGAGAAAGATTACAATTAGCTAACGAAATGAGAGATTACATTGGTAAATTTTACTCATTAAGATATGTTAGAAAAAATGTATTAAAGCAAAATGAAAGAGAAATGGAAGAAATGGATAGTCAGATTAAACAAGAAATTGAAGATGGTTTAATTGATAGCCCAACTTCTCAAACTTCGGATATGGAATAGGAGATAAAAAATGGCAGACGTAAATGACAACACAAAAAACTTTATAGACCAGTTATCACAAGGTAATAATGATGAAGCTGGCGAAGCTTTTAAAGCCGCTTTAAGAGATAAAGTTGCTAATAGTTTGGATAACGCTAGAAAAGATTTAGCAGGTAATTTGTTTTCAAAAGATGGAGAACCTAATGCTGAACCTTACAGCGATCCAAAACCAGAAATTGCTGATCCAGGAACATTTAATCCAGACGGATCTGTGTCACCAACTGAAACGGCTACACAAGCAAAAGATGGTAAAGCAGAATTAGATTTAACAAGTGCTGGAGCTGAAAATGCTGGTGAGCAAACTAGTTAAAGAAAATTTAGAATTAGATTCTCAATCATATAAGGATTTAAGTCCTAAAATGAAAGAGGCTGTAAGTGATGTTTTTAAATTAGTAGAGAAATCTACTGGAGATATTATAAAAAGATTTGAAGGCGCTTGTGAAAAAGTTAGCCAACATTATAATATTAATGTAATAGAGTTAAACGATTACTTTGATAAAGAAGTAATTGAACAATTAGGAGAAAAATAAAAATGGCATACCAAGGCTCAATAAAAGTTAAAGGCAGCTCAACTGCTGCTGGTGGTGCTATCACGGCTAGTAATTTTGGCAGAGCTCACTTTGTAAGAGTACAAACACAGGCAGCTTCTAACACAGTTACGGTTAAACAATCATCTACCGTTATCGGTACGGTAATTTTAATAACTGCTGGTGATAGTATAATAATTGAAAAAGAAGAATCTCATACTATTGAAACTTCAGGTAACGCTGTAGGTTCAGCAGTATCTTCACCAAGATAATGGCAATAACATCTACAAAATTAGTTGATGATGATTTTAAGATTGTTGTTAACGCTAATGGTGTAGGTAGTGAAGAAGATCAAAAGATTGTAGATGTTGAGGCGTCTAACAATGCTTCAAGTGCACCAAAAGTTTCTATTGCTAACTTACAATACGAAATATTAGGTACAGGTGAAGTAACATTATTTTTTGAAAAAAGAGGTAGTATTGATACTACAAAACAATTAATTATTTCTGGTAGAGGTAATTATGGCCTTAAACCAGATGAAATTAAAATAGAAGATACAATAGGTAATATATTTTTAACAAGTGATTCAAATGTTACAAAGTATAATATTGTATTAGAAACACATAAAGAATCGGGATATACAAACTAATGGCTGATACAGTAACAACACAAACTATAGCAGATACTTCAGGTGTCAAATTTGTAGCAAAACTTACAAGCTTCTCTGACGGTACTGGCGAAACTTTAGTCAAAAAAGTTGACGCTTCTGAATTAACTTTTATGACCGAAGACGGTAATAGAAAAATTAGTAAACTTTGGTTTTCAGTAAATACAGCAAATCCTAAATCAGCTGTTGAGTTGATATGGGATGGTGTTGCTAATGCCACAGCAATATTTTTAAGTGGTCAAGGTCACTTCGATTTTAGACCATCAGGAGACGAGATACCTAACAATGCTACTACACCGACAGGTGATGTATTATTGTCAACAAAGAACTTTGCTAGTGGTGATAATTACACGATAATAGTAGAGTTTAGATAAAAACTCTTATAAATATAAAGAGAGAGAAAAAATGAAATTAATATCAGAAGAAATTTCACAAGCAGAATACTTGGTTGAAGAAGCCAATGGTAAAAAAGACTACAAGATCAGAGGTGTCTTTTTACAATCTAACATCAAAAATAG